GTCAACATTCTTGCTCATCAAGCGCAGCATGATGCCAAATAGATCACGCATACCATCGGCAAGGTTGCGAACCATAACTTCAACCTGACCAGCTGCGGCCTGCACAGTAGCCTGCACAGCGGACTTTGTAGTTGACTGCATTGCATCAGGGTCTAGGCCCATTGACGCCCTAGAAACGCCTGTCTTGCTCTCTACGAGGCCGTCTAGGTATGTCAGCGCGCCAAGTGTCTGCCCGGCAGTAAATGGAACGGACAATTCTTGGACTGAACCGGGCGCGCGCATACGCACAATTGCGCCGATCTCGTTGTTAAGCACGTCATCAATATTGACCGCACCTTCGACAATGCCAAGGCGAGGGTTGTTCGTCATCGCCACGTTGTCGAGAATAGAGCGCAGCACAGATGTGGCTGCATCTTGGTCATCCATAACAATCTCGGCCAGTGAACGGCCATAGAACGCGTGTGGCTCTGGATCGACCTCAAACTTGGCAAACGGCAACTCATCGCATGGCTCAAAGTCCAACAATTCGTATGACGTGCCGCCACAGATTAATTTGTGCAAAACTGGTATGCCAGTGCCGTCAACGTCAATGCGCATATACGCTTCAGTCACGGCAACATTGCGCATGGATGGGTCTTCAATGTCCTCGTCTGAGGTGTCCATGTCGTAACCACGGCGCTCATACATCTCGGCCTCTGTCATATCAGAGCCGCTTTCAAAGCTATCCAAGTCCAGCACTACGTCTGGGTCAAAGCCCATTGCGATCAAATCGCCAGCGCGCATGTCGGTGCGGTGGGCAACAATATAGGCGTCGGCCAATGAGCGTGCGTCACGGTTGATGAAGAACTCTTCCGGCGGAACGCTCTCAATGCACAGCTCGCCCATATCTTTCTGGCGGCTCAGCTTAACGCTGTGGACTGGCATCTCAATTTCCATACCCATTGGATCAATCTCAATGGACATTTCAACCGTATGCTCCAGCACAGTCACGCTGTCGTCTTCAATTAGATATGTGTATTCGTCGTCGGACAGGTCAGAAAAAGTGTAAATCTCGGCCTCTGGATATGTCATCCAGTATGCCTTCACAATGCCTTGTTTTTTGACTAGCGCATCTTGGAAAGCGTCATTCAGCACGCGGTATCCGTTTAGCCGGGTAAACTCATGGTGCATGAACTCAGTGGCCTGCTCAGCCATTGCCACGTCCTCTGGTCCGCGCGGCACAAACTCAACTGGCTTGGCTGTGCTGAGGAATATGCGCATCAGGCTTGGCTTCACAGAACGTACAGTATCTCGTACTTTTGTGGCGACCACCTTGCTTCGGCCATCCTCATAGCCAAGGTCAACCTCACCGTCATAGTAACGCTGCGCCTTGATGCGATCCTCGCTGATTTCGCCCTCAACAAAGTCTACCGCATCAGAGATTGCGTCTTGCACAATACCTTCGATTTCGCTGCGTGATTTTGGTTTAAGTTCCATTATTGCTGCTCCTGAGCCTGCAAGCCGCTTAATCTAGCAACTATGTCTTGGACTAATTCTTTGGTTACAACTTTTGAAGGCTCCGCAACGCCGCCAGAGCGAACTAAATCCTCAAGAGCCTTGCGAGAGGTTTTAATTTTAGCGTTGTAGCCCAACTTCGCAAAAGAGGCTGCCGTCATGCCCATGATTTCATAGGCGAAATTGCCGGGGATAGACAAGAGGGCAATACTCATCCCGGAGGTTAAACCGTTAGATGTAGGGGCCAACTTGCCAATTGTCGCTAATACTTTGCTACCTATCGTGCCGTCCGCAACCTTTTTCAGAGCGGCTAATTCATCGGGCGACCAAAACGCAGCGGCCTTGTCGTTGTTGAGTATTTTGGTAGCAGCGGCCTGAAACGCCTCACCTGTTTTAGGTATTAAATTTCCTTTTTTTGCGTTTCGAGTTGCCTGCGTAAAGTACTTATCTAGCATCCGGGCTTTTGCGTACTTAGAATTTGCTGCTTTCGCGGCCTGCATAAGCGCAGCATCTTTACTTCCGTCGGCAAGAACGTCGTCCATTTTCTTCAGCATTGACAAGACCTCTGGCGCGTCCGGCGCTGTCTTGTATATTTTCCCCAAAGCCTTTTGAAGCTCGTTAAACTTTGACAAATTCATTGCCCCAGACTTTTCAACTTCATCAACAAGGGCCAGAGCTTTTTCGACAGACGGCTTTGCTGATAGTATGATGTCATCCATGTTTAGGACGCTTCTCATGTCCTGTACCAAGTATGCTGTCTGCGTACCTGTCAAGCCAGTTCCCTCTGACTTTAAAAGATCATACGCGGAGTTCTTTTCTGCCTGTAATGTTGGAAGCGTTGGAGAGGTCACGTTCTTTTTTTGAAACGCAGATAGCGTTTTGTTTGCCGCGTAAGGGGCGATCAAAGCTCCAGCAATCCTTGCATAAGGCTCGGCAGCTGTACCTTCTGTAAGCTGACCAGCAGCCTCGCTTCCAGCACCGGCAGCAACAGAAGCCTGCATTAGCTTTTTACCGCCACCCAATATTCCTCCGGGTCCAACAAACTCACCTATAGTACCCGCAAATTGCGCAGGCACGCTTTTGCCCTTGTAGGCAAGAGCCTCGTCCGCGCCAAGAGCCTCAGTAACTTTAGAAGTAACTTCGCCGCTAAAGGTATCAAATGCCCCTCTAGGGCCTTCTTCTCCGTAGCGAGCCTTTGATGTATCAACGCCAAGGGCGTAATCAGCCAAATCGCCCAGTCGATCCGCAGCATAACCCGGCAACCTAGCAGCCATTTCTGCGCCCTCTGGTATGCTGGTAATCCCGCGCGCAATGCCAGCAAGACCAGCTTTAGCAATATCTTCAAACGCACCGCTCTCAACTTGCTGCAAGTTTGGGTAGCGAGTTACACCCTGCTCATCAACGTATGGCTCGGTTGGCGCGGGAGTTGGCTCTGGTGCTTGCTCTGCCTGATTGCCCCCAAGCATACTAATTAAAGCGTTGTACGCTCCCTCAGCATTATCGCCTGTAACGTCATACTTTTTGCCATCTGGAGCTGTTATTTCAAAAGTAGGCATAAATCAGTCCTGTGATTTTGGCTGAATAATGTAGCCGTTTATTACCGTTGGCTGCGGGGTAGCATCGTTTTCCTGATTGTTTGGATCGTAAACTTCAGGAGCATTTGACGGGTCAATACCCTCTGCCGCAAGTATTTCATGCGCATTAAGACCCTTTCTCATGGCCGAAACGGCCCTAGCTCTAGCTTTCTTTTTTTCCTCAAGTTTTGCCGCATTGTCTCCGACTTGAGGTATGTATATGTCACTGTAAAAAACCCACTCAGTTGGCGTAACCGCAGCACCAGTGTCTTTGCGCAAAATTGGAGCAAGAAAATCTTTTCCAAGAACCTGAGCCTTTTGGAACTCGTCTGATTGTGCATAACGACCAAGTCCTGTGGGGTCTTTTTCTAAAATAGAGTCTCTCACGCTTGTTAAGGAGTCCGCAACTGGATCAAAAAGATTTAGCGCACGCTTAGACCTGTCGTAAAATCCAACATTTTTTGACTGAGATTCAGTCATTGCTTTCCCAGCCGATTCACCCTGCACAAACTCAAAGCCTCCGTCAGGAGTGGTTCTAATGCTCATTTTATTTTTATTTAAAAATGATTGGACTGACGCATTGTACTGGTCTTTAGTAATATTTTCAGCCTGCAAGTCTGCATTTAACTTTGCAAACTCGGTATAAAGTTTAGGCGATGCCGGAGCTTTAAGCCCAGCACTAAACGCAGCCAAATCCTTCTGCCTCTGAAACGCCAAGTCAGCAGCCTTATCGCTCTGCATAACGCTAAACGCCTCTTTGGTGCCAATCGTGCGGTTTAGCAAAGCATCGGCTAAATCGTCCCGGCCCTGCTGGCGCAGCATGTCAACAGTTTTGTTTTTCGACATGCTTGCCGCACGCTGCACGCCTTGCTGGCGTATGCCCTCGCCGCCACGCAAGTCTTTTAAGATTAACGGGTCAAGCGCCGCTGCAAAGTTTTGCAGCGGGCTAAGACCAGTGTCTTCGTCAGGTTTCATGGCTTTATCAAATAGGCCAAGGAGACCGCCACGCGGTTGACTTGGCTGCTGCGGATTCATAACCATTTACTTGAAACCTCCCATTACATTTGCCCCGAGCTGCAAATAATTAAACAAGCCGGGCTTCATGCTTTGCGTAGTAGTCTGAGGGACCGGAGCTGCGCCAAGCGCGGCAAGTGGCAATCCAAGTGATTGCTGAGGCGCGCCAGTGTAACCTGCATACTGCCCACGAGCCGCATCAATGAGTTGCTGCTGCAATCCTTGCTGCATCAAGCCTTGTTGCATTTGTTGCTGCTGAATAGCCTGCGACGTGCCAAACGCTTGCTGGCCCAAGTTGCCCATTTGACCTGCCGCACCCAAACGGAATTGAGCGCCCTGCAACCCTGCGCCTTGGTTTAACTGCTGGGCTGTCATGCCTTGTGAAGCACCAAACATGCGCTGCGCGTTAAGCGCCGCTTGATTAGCTGCGTCAACCTGCATTTGCCGAGCAATGTCTTGGCCAGCAAGTTGCTGCGCTTGTTGATAACCAGATTGGCGCAAGCCCGAAACCATTTGAGCAGCTTGATCTGCGTATGCTTTACGGGTCTCAGCCTCAGCAATTCCCTGACGCGATCCACCAAAAGCACCCGCAGCCGAAGCCTGCGCTCCCATTTGGTTTAAGGATTTTTCTTGAGCGCCGCCAAGGTCGCGCAACGACTGCTGAACCACTTGGCTTTCATATGGGTTTGTGTATGCGCCAAGGTCTGCGCCCGCAACCTGACCAGCTGGACCCATTTGAGACGCTGCGTAATCAGTGGCGCGAACCTGCATGGGCTGATAACCCATTTCAGCTTGCGTGCCTTGCATAGAACCTTGCAACCCACGCGCTGCCGCTTGGTTGACGTTAAACCCGCCCGATGCTGAACCACCCATCTTATGCGCTCCTCTTAACTAAGCCGATTGCAAAAAACTGTGCAGTTCGGAATGTAAACGTAAATGCGCCACGCAATGTGCGCTTTTTCCCGCTGGCAAAATCAACGTAGCGGCGGAACTCTCCGTAATGCTCACGCGCCTTGCCTTGCTCGATTTTTTTATTGCCGCAGTGACGATAGCCACGTCGTACAGCTTCACCCCACCACTTGCCGTGCAAGACTTTCATGCACCACACGACAGCCTCACGCTTCATGGCCGGAGTAAATGCGCCTGAGTTAACTGCGTGGGTTGCTACTACGCAGCCATCATTAGAGCTACCAGAATATCCGCCGTCATCGTTTTTAGCGCCAGCACCGATGTTTAAAGCGCGGCTGACTACATTGCCCGGAAGGTCTGGCTGGTTTCCGCTGTAATTTGTAATTCCCGCAGCATCGGTAATTCCTCCGGCATAATCACCAAGGGTGCCGAAATTGCCTTTGTTGTCTGCGCCGCCGCCAAGGAAAGCCCCACTGCCCAAGCTGGGCGACGCCCCATTGCTCGTCGCCGTCGGGAACATTGCCATTTGCTCATCAACAGTCATAGCGCCACCGTTACCTGACCCACCAGCACCCTGCGTGTAATCTGTGCCAGCCGCATACCCAGCACCAGCTGCGGCAGCCGCATCGGCCACGCCAGTTCCGTATGGGGCCATTGGCTGTGCGCCAGTTACAGGGTCAATAAACGGAGCATTGATTGCAGCGTATTGGCCGGGGCGGCGAGCCTCAAGCTCAGCCACAGATTGCTCAAAGATTGGTGCAGAGGAATAACCTTGGATTCCACCAGCGTATGTAGTTGGAGTGGGCATACCCTCCATGCCAGTTCCACCACCAGCTAAACCAAACGCGTCAGCCATTCCGGCTGTGTTTTGGAAACCCGCTTGTTGCATTGGGGTAAACGCGGCAACGTCTGGACCATAATATGGCGTATAGCCAATTTTTGAAATTTCGTCAGCCTTAGCAAGGTTTGCCCTTGCTGCATCCTCAATATATTGAGGTATTGTGACCGTTGAGGACGTTGATCCACCTTTTCCGCCTGACATTACTCAAACTCCTTAACGTATGAGGCGTGCTGGGCTTCCCAGCCGTGCGCCTTCAATGGTTTCTTCCAGCCATATCGGCCAGACATTGTTAGAGCGCTGCAACCTTGAGCCTTGCCCCATTCTATCACATCATCGTGCATATCTAAAATCTGGTCCAATTCACCGCCACCTAGAAATACGTTTAACACGCGTTTCTTCGGATATACCACTATTTCAGTGACTATGCACCCCCTTGGCGTAGGCCACAGTTGTAGCGTACCTTTTTGCAACCCAGCGACTACATCATCAAAGCCATGTGTGCCACCGCTGTAGCTTAAAGCTGCCTCAATCCAAGGCTTGCAGCGTGCTAGTTCTTCATTCATCCGTGCAGCCTCGTTATCGCAATGGTGGAAGCTGGTGCTGCGGGTGCAAACGCCGTTGCCGCAGTTGCATCGAGAAACCCGCTGGTGCTGTCAATAGCCCACATCGCCTCCAAGTAATCTCCGGCGGCAAAGTTAAAGATAACAGACCGAGACACAACAAGCGTTGCGCCGTTCTGGTGAAGTGCGTTCTTCATCGTTGATCCAGCAACGTCAACGCCGTTGACGCGAGGCCAGAACCAGAAGTTTACAGTTGAGCTGGACGTAGATGAAATTTGCGCCGAAAAGCTAATCATGTACTCGCCAGCCTCTTCAAAAACTATGCGAGAGGCTGGTGTGCCGTTTGTAATACCCTCGGCAGAGCTTGATGTGTACGTCAAAGCGTACGCGGTGTTTGTAGATGCCGCAGTCTGATCCGATGTAATGCCGCCAGTATAATGGCCATCTTCCAGCACAACCTGACGAAACTTACCGTTCTTTGATACCACCGGGTATCCGTTAACGTCATCCCAAAGAATGATGCCATTTTCGGATGGGTTGTCATCTGTGGTTCTAAAGTAAAGCCGTGGCAATTGTCGGCGCAAATATGCTGTGAGGTTGTTGCCCCAAGCCTTAATATTGTCACCGATTGGTGGTAATACTGGTGCGACCATTACCTACGCCCACCCGGCTTTGCATCAATTCGCATAGTTCCAACACGCCAGCTTGCGTATGGTGCGTCACCCTCAACGCGCATCCTTATCTGCCTCCCAGAAAACCGAACAGATGTCGGGCTTGTCGGAGTGAAAGGCCCGTGCGAATATTCGGTATCGTTGGGGTAAAATCTGCTCTTAAAGGTTACATTTACATCGCCCTGCGTTTTCTCGTCTGGAATTAAATCCGTAACCTGCATAATGTTGTCACCAGCGCCAATACTAATTGGGCCGCTTTGAGCAAAAACAGATTGTT